AAATTATGTTGTCTGTCCTGATTACCGATGATATCTTCTTTGAGAAGCTGGTCTCCAGTGGGATATAATCCACAATTACCCTCTGTGGGTTCTGTGAAATCCACATGTACACCACCGGATAAAGCGGATATCTGTGGATAATTACTTAGTGTCTGCTTTACTAATTCAATTATGTTCATCAACCACCTGCAACCTTCTGAGCTCCTCGGAGGATCTGCTCTTTCTTGTCAACTTTCATGCGTTCGAACCAATAAGGGCCCCTCATTGGCGCTCCGTTATAGTTCATGTCTTTATCGGTCAATATCTTACTCTCCCCATGGCTCCACGCACTTCCGGTAACGGAAGAAACCATTAGCTTTCCATAATAATGATATCTTGCATACGGAACATTCTGGTGTATCTCTCCAGTTCCTATTTTTGTGCCAATAGTTGCCGACTTAGTAAGAACTCCATTGAGTCTTGGTGTATATGGATCCATTAGCCGAATTACTTCCTGGTCTACGTATTTCTGTACCCTCTCGTTTGGTAATAGACCTCTATCATGTAGGAGTTTCTGTAGATCATTCATCTCAAATCGTCCGTTGAATTCCATCCGATCACCTGCCTGATATCTGATAATGTTGGATGTTCTGGCTACCGTAAAGCTTGCCATCTGCCACTGTCACTGTGTAAACATCGTGCGCCGCCTTGAGAGCCGTCAGAGATGCCGATACCGTAGCCTGTGACGTATTGTCGAACTCTGTTAACACCTCGCCTTTGACAACCAGATCTTTACCAGTAGTAAATATTAAGCCATCCGGAGCACTGCTGGACGGAATAAACACCTTCAGAGAATCCGCTGAGGTTAATCCGGTTTTCTCAACATTACTTTGCTTTACTTCTTGCCAGAACACGGCTTTAATAATCGATCTAGTATATTTACCATCCTTACTGCATGAATAGAGCGTCATATCTGCATTGGTATACATATCAACACCCCCGATACAGAAGGCCGGTCATTGAAAGCCAATTATAAATGATGCTACGAATAGATATGCTCAACAGCTTCTCCTTGGCTTCGGGACTTACATAAGATACGGAATACTCTCCAACCTTCTCAGATGCAACCCCTTTGGTATCTTCCGTTTCGGACTTATGGATTGCCTCAGCAACCTCACAGCAGCACATTTTCACATCATCCGGAACGTTGGCTTCGTCAACCCGATTAAAGGTGTATTTTTTTATTTCCAGAGTAGCTTTTCTGGCGCATTTGTCAAAAGGGGCAGTGTCAGTAACTGCCCCTTTATAAGTACCGATATAATACGTATAATCAGCGTAGTTAATCATTGGCACCGCCTCCTAATTCTAATTACGCAAAGTCTACAAGTAAACTTGTATCCAGTTCCTTGATGCCATAGATGATATCGAATGAAATGGTGTCTGTCTTAGTAGAAGTGTCATAGTCCATAACTACACGAACCGCTAAGCCGTTAGCACTTGCGATATAAGCCTTGGATGCACCCATAGGAAGCTCCAACTGGCGAGTTACTAATGCGATACCGTTTCTGTGGAACCCAAGTGCATGAGCTTTCTTGATAACCTTAACAGCTACCGCTTCAGTGATTGTTGCAGGAATATTCTGGTCAACCTTAAGAGTACCGGCGCCTGATACAAGTGTTAAATCCTCGGTTACAGTGTAGAGATAGCCATTAACGATTAGCTGGTCACCCTTCTTGATCGTACCGGTTGCTGCGGAACCTTCGGAAACAGTAAATTCGGTTGCATTGGCAGTTCCTACAACCTTGTAAGAAACAGCGGTACCTGGTGTAGCAGCTGCAGACTGAGGACAATTCTCAGAAGAGAATGTTTCGCAAGTGTAAACCTTGCCGATTTCAGCATCTCTTAAAGCCTGAGAGTCACCAGCATAAGCCTGCTTAGCAAAGTTATCAAGCGTATTATACTTGTACTGAATTTCAGCGGGAAGAATAAGGCGTCTGTTCTGTTTCGGAGCCTTAGACATATCAAGTGCTTTACCAACACCGGCGATATCAACCAGTGCAGGAGTAGCGGATACGGTTGCTGCCTTAGCTGCTTTTTCAACACCTACTGCCAATAAGTCAACATCAATTGCCTGTGCAATAGCTGATAATGCTGGAGCAACTACCTGCTCGCTAAAATCTTTAATATCAAGAGCCATCTCCTTAGAGGTAACCTTTACAGTCACATCACGGAAGCGATCCATCTTAACATCTGCACTTCCTTCGGTAATATCCTGACTGGATACTGTACCGGTGAAGTTCTTCGCAACGAATTTAGCAGGCTTTCTAACAGTGATAGTATCGCCAACCTGAACGAATTCCTTGGAATAATCTCTATGCACCAAATTCGCCATTGTTAACTGACTTTCAAGCACCATGAGTGCTTCATTTGCAATTACCTGAGGGGTTAATAATGTGTTCATGCTTTATACCTATCCTTTCTTGGTTCCTTGCCTAAATGCCTTATACTCTTCGTATGACATTTTGGTTGGGTCTTTGTCCTTTGAGCCTTTTTGTCTCTGGCCCCAGGATCCCTTTTGGTTATCGGTTTCATCCTCATCTTCGTCATCATCCTTATCGGATTTCTTTTTCCTAGAATCCGAACCTTTAACGAACTGAGGAAACTTCTTTGTTACCACTTCCAATGCCTCGTCCATGTCGGTGTCTTCATCAACATAAGCCTTGGCCAGCGCAATCGCTTCCTTCACATATTCCTTTGAAATATCGTGATCATAGCAGAGTACTTTCATCTCGAGATCTGAAAGCTTCTTGGAGGTAGCATCTTCCTTGGATTTATCATCAGCGCCTTTATCGCCCTGTTTGTCATCCTGGGCCTGCTCTTTTACCTGCTGCTTCTTGCGCTCCCTCTTAAGACGTTCGGTGATCATATCATCGATCTCTTTTTGAGTGTAGGTCTTACCCTTGTCCGACTTTTTGCTCTTATCGTCAGAACCTTTATCGTCCTGATCATCATCGTCTTGGTTGTCGTCACCTTCATCACCGGTATTGTCGGCACCGTCACCGTCTTCGCCTTTTGCAGCGAAGAATTGTAGGTTGTATCTAAGCATCTGATTTCTTAATTTCATAATTACCCTCCATTTTAAGCCTGTCGGCATTAATATCCGTGCAGTTTAATATTGCTTAGTGTCGCCAGCACGTTTATGGACAATAAAATAAGACGTTTAACCCAACGTCTTGAATACGGGAGATAATCGGATCACCGCCTATCTATTCTGTTACCCTGAACATATCTGGATTATCTTTGATTACTTGATATAATCCAGTCCCAAGCTTTACAACCTGCTCTTCTTTTAAATCGATCCCCAGCATATCATCGACCGCATGGACTAGCTCGTGGATTAATGTTAATTTCATCTGATTCTCTGGATATTTATTAGCCAGCTTAATTACTTCGTCAACGTATGTTACTTCACCAAATAGTAAGTTGGTGCCATCATCCAAATTGTTAACCTTCACTACTTTGTAATCTTTGTAACCCACTTTTATATTTTCCGGTATATTCACCCTGTCACCTCCTCTATGCTACCTTCCCGAGTCCATCAAGATAGATGCGCTCTTTCTGCTGTGGCAATTTCATCTCATTTGAGAATATCTTATACTGCCTCATGGTTGATTGATACTTTATCTGAGCATTCTGCAGATCGTCTGGGTCAGCACCACCATTATCAAGTAGTTTGATTTTCTGTCTCTGAATTCTCATGAGAGATTCTAATTGCCTTTGTCTCTGAGTGGCTTCATAGGCATTGTATTCCTTGCCATTGAACTCTCTCGGCTTACTCTCCTTAGTATTCATCTCCTTGAGTTGTTCATCGGTGTATTGACGCTCAGAGATACCTTCAATGAATGGGTAATAGGAATGATAACAATTCCATCCCATGAGACCATCACCGGATCCTAAACCACATATATCAACTAACTGCTTTTTGCTGTAAACTCTGCCTTGCCATTCTGCATGAGAGGGTCTTGCACCGGAATGACAAGATACTTCGAACTTATCAGTGCCTAATTCAGATGCGTTTCGCTCGTTAATATGCTCGGTTACCTGAGTAACTCCGGTCATTAATGCTCTTCGTGCAGCAACCTCAATTCGATTAGTCCAACCATTCGAATAGTCCACTGTTCTAAGCCCGCTCTTGGTCATTTCAGCGACTACACGCTTCAAGGTGGAATTATAATCGAACGTACCGGATGCAACCTCTAAAACAGCGGTGTCAAGCGTCTTCTGTAGATATTCTGACAAAGGAGTAAATACTAATTTACCTTGCATCTCAATGGCAAAGCCGAGTGTCTGAGTGATATTAATCATCTGTGACTTGGTTTGCTGGATAACGGAACCTATCAACTGCTGGAGCTCTTTGTTCTCCTTGAAGGGAATGAATTCAGCTCCAATCTTCTCATAGATCTCTTTGTCCCTGGTATAACCCGACTCAATAGCACCCTTATACAAATTATCAACCTCGGCTTCAGATAACTTCAAATACTGCCTTATCTGTTGCTGCATGTATTCAGTACTTTGCCCCATCTGCACCATTCGATATATCTGCCAATCAGCTGATCTGGTGACTTCATCATTGATTTTAATACGACGAATGACATCTTCCATGGTTCGCTGTTGAAGCTCCAATATTCTGCGTTCAAGCTCTAATGGCATACGCTCTAATTCGGGAGGAGTAAACATTGCTCATCACCTCCTATGGGATCATCTCAGCCGGTTCATTAATATTCTTGGCTGCTTCTTCTTCTGTCTCTCCATACCATTTCATTCGGTATTCAAGAAGAGTCATTGCTCCAATAGCTATATCGCCCTTATCGGTCTGTCTCTCGCTCTGCTTATCCTCGATAATGCTATCATCGAAATCAATGTTAACATCCTTGATTTCTTTACCTAATAGCTGTCCAATAGCCTTTACCATGCTCTTAAATGCGCTATCCAAAACAATCTCATGCTTTTTCAAGGATTGATATAGTTCTGATTTATCAGATATAACTTCGGTGGCTGTCTTCACGTTGCCATTCTCAAATTTATATCTGCCGGTACCCATTCCGCATTTGAAACTCAGGAGATCCAGCGCCTTATTGATGCCTTTGTCGTGGTCCTCCGCTCTGATCTGTGGATCATATGTATCAATCTTAAGATTACCATCTCTGTCACCCGGTATCGCATAGAATGTGCTATCGTTTTTATCAAATACTGGCTTAGTAACTCCATCGGTACCCATCTGAATTTTAGCCATAGACAACGGAACCATGATCTTTCTCTTGCCAAGCTCAAACTCATTCATGTAGCTATCAAATACTAAGTCGCAACCCTTTAGCTGATCAACACCGTTGGCATAAACAGAAATACCATAAGGGCTGTCCAGATCGATGTTATTAACAATATTCGGGGTAATAATCTGAAATAGTGGAATTGATATCCCGGTTGGAACCACATCAAGCATACCCTTATCAAGCTCAATATCGGTTCCGGAGTCAGCGTTGACAAGATGATTTTCGATGATATATTTCTTATTCTGCATTTTGTGAATTTGGATATAATACTGCTTCTTACCATCTCTTTCTCTCACACTGCCGAACGCACACTCATTAACATATCCGTTATCCCACGAGAGAGGATATATCATGCCGGCACGGATAAAATCAATTACAACTTTGCCATCGGCATCTTTATACTCGACAAAGGCTCCGGTACCGAGTGCAAAGGCTAACTCAATCAGTTGATTGCCTTTCACTCTGAAATTATTATATTCAAATACTTCCTGTAACTGCTTGTCAAAGTCTTTACCGGTGTATATCTTAACCTTTTCATTAAGCAGCAGATTCGCCCAGTCTTCAGCTACTGTCTTTGCCATCCCGAGAGCGTATCTGTCTTTCCCTACTGACTCGATTCCATTGTATACAGTGTAATGGTGAAAGTCTTTTACGTACCCTTCATACCAATTCATCCATTCGTCAATATGGCTTGTGGTTTCATCAGATGCCACATTGTAACCCTTATCACTAAGATACTCTTGAATTGTCTTCATTGTTCTCACCTCGCTTATGCTGCATTTATATATAAAATATCATCCTGGATATACTCGGTAGAATACTCCATAGCGTCCAAACTATCGATATTCATCTGTCCATCATCAAGACGTACGTCCTTAGTTACTTTCTTTTCATCATATACAGCCTCTTCCAGAGCCCTTCTCGTGTTGGTGCAGCTTTTATGCATCTTATATCTTCCCTGTGACATCATGGAGCTATAAAAAGCTATTCGATCATTAATAGGACCCTTAATAGCATTCTTAAGCTCAATCGGTATCCCAGTCTTAATAACAGCTGCTTCTAATCCACTGATCAACGTCTGCTCTGCGCTATCACAATAAGCTTCATAACATTTATACTTACTCTGGACCTGTTTAACAAAATCAACAAAATCAGCCTCGAGCTGTGCCGGGCTGATCCTTTTCTTTTTGTAATATTCTTTTATTGTTACTACATACTTATAACCCTTTGTAAATCCGGTAAAGGTAAAGGCATGAGCCGACTTAGTTCCACCAAAGTCAACTCCGATCGTTCCATGAGTTATCGGATTCTGCTTTAACCACTCATCATCGATAATGAATGACTCTGAGTTATCTGCAAACAACTGATATATTAATCCATCTGCAGCCACCCACAGACCAAGAATGAACCGTTTGAAGAATACTCCAGTGAACATTCTCTTGTACCGGTCTTTTATCTTCTGGCTCAATGTCAGGTTATCGTCCATTGTGAAGTGTAGATGATAAACATTCTTCTCTTTAGCTTTATCAATGAATTCCTCTTTGATATAGTGGTGCGGTCCTTCCGGATTGCAGTTCATGAAAATCTTATTGTCTTCAACGGAGCATCGACCAATCATCTGATCGATAAACGACTGAGGGAAAAGAGCTGCTTCATCAGCATATGCTCCAGCAGCAGTTAAACCTTGCAGAGCATCTTGAGAAGCTTCTGTATTCGCTCCAAACATGTAATATGTATTCGTTCCAATCTCGATGAAGTTCTCAGAACGGTTGTAGTTATATGACCATCCCCAGGCTGTCAGTATCTGAAGCATAGGCTTTACAACATTACGCTTCAGGGCACCCATCGTCTTTCCGGCCAGTATGAAACTCTCTCCCTCAAATGTCTCTTGGCTCCATTGTAGGAAACTGCATATATCAGCGATAGTCTTCCCTGATCTGATTGAACCATCGGCAATAACGACATCGCAATCTTTAAAGGGAGATCCATCTCTCCAGAAGTTAAGGAGTTTCAATTGCTTCGGTGAGAACGGCTTAAACTGAAAAGCTTTATTCTTTTTCAGACGCTTCGGCATTATCGCTCACCTCTTCCTCATCTGCAAACAAATTCTTAATATCCTCCGGCGAAGGCTTAATTGCTTTCAAGAAATCTTTGATTCCAGTATTGCCATCCGTTCCTACGGATAACTGGGAAACCTCGATTTTAATCTTGGCCATCTCTAGCCTCTGCTTCTCGGTAGCCATGTCCATATGATCAGTTAGCCATTGAAGTGCCTTCATTCGGTCTGCTAATTTGAGTTTGATTCCGTCCTTATTCTTGGATATCTCGGTTATTAATGAGCCATCAACCATCCAGCTTTCGGTGAGATCAACATAGCTCATATCTACTGTTGCCTCTCTTCCTTCGTTGTCTGAGAATGTTACCTCTTTTACCCCAAATGTTGCATAGTCCTTATAGTCAGCAAAGGCTATATCCATGTACTTCTGAAAGATATCTCCTGGTTCTAAGAATGCTTGATTGAGTTTGCCTTGTTTAAGCGCTGCAATCTGATCTCTTATCTTAGGTTTCATTAGGGAATTACACCCCTCTACCATGGCAGTTTCATACGAACACTCATATGTCTTTTGATATGCCTTGGTAGCATTAAAGCACTTTATATAATTCAAACAAAAAAGCCTTTGCTTATCGTTCAGCTCTGGATTATCCATAACCTGTTTGACTTCATCGGCTATCTGCTTTGTAGCGTTCTCTTTCTTTTTGGAGCGTTCCGTATTCTTTTGGAGCGTTCCGTTTATTTTATCATCCCAACTATCCTTTGACTTCCATCCTCGGATAGTCCCAGCTGGTAAATTTAGTTGACTTGCAATCTCAACCAAATCTATAAATCCGTTATTCTGTTTGTATATCAGGAATGCTTGCTCTCTATTAGGATCTCTGACTCTACCCATATCACCACCTCTCAATCATCTAATTTTACGCAATAGAAAAGCACCCCGAAGGATGCTTTAAAATATTAATCGTACATTACTGTAATAACTATATAACCTGGCAATATCGATTGCTTAATATCTTTTACTTGTTTAGTAAAAGCGAAATCATTAACCTGTTGTTCAATGTTGGCAATATCATGCCCTGTGGTAATTGGCCCTGTAAAAATTCTTATTTTCACATGATCGCCTCCCTTCTAATTACCATAATATAACAATATTATTAAATATTCAACGGTAATCAAAAAGGCATCCAGCCAGAGAGATAATCTGTAACCGTATGCCTTTTCTTATGAGGGGGTTCCTTGTGGGAGCAAGGAATTATAGGTTTCATTTCCGCCCGGGTAAAATAGGTTTTTATGTCAGGCGGTATGGAACCGGCAGGAGTCGAACCTGCATCCACTGTACTTGTTGTGCGCGCGCCAGTGCTCTGCCAATTGAGCTACAAATCCCAAACGTTATTTCCCATGATATCGTTCACGCGAAATCATTTAATACAAAGGCTAAACGCTTGCTTACTACCATTTGTGATCTTGTTTGAAGCAAGAGAAGTCAACTGTGATCAATCAGCCAGCAAGCTATGACACCTACCGGCCAACGGAGGTTTTTGTCAACCTTCCACCGTAATAATAACATAAGATAAAATACCGCGTCTATTCCGTTTTTATTCCACTGTTATTTCATACGAAATCTACACCATCAACCCCGAATAACTGGATGCTTAGCTCTTTGGTAACTTCATTCACCCATCTACTTATTGATGTCTTACTCGATAGATATAGTACTGCGGCTTCATCATAGCTCATCTGATACATAAAGCAGCTAATGAAAGCATCATACTTCTCAGGTACATCTTTACTTTTGTATTCCTCCTGCACCACTGCAAGAGCTCTGTCTATATGAGCCACAACAATCAGGCTCTTAAGTTTACTCTTCCGGATGCTGTTGATATAAACATCTTCATCATCGGAATATGCAAAGGACTGCTCCTCTAATTGACTTGCTTCGGAGATTGCTTCTTCAATGCTACTCTTGATTTTTTCGTAATTTTTAAGAAGCATCTTAGTGTTATGCAGTGCTTTCCTTCGCCTCTCGGACTTTTGCTCCTTGCTATACTCTTTGATAGCAACCTTTACCGCCTTACTAATTAATTCATCCGCTGTCACTTGATTCACTTAATCACCCCTTATCCTTCCCGCCTGCAAGTGTCCATATCCGCAGTAATATTTTGTCTTTTTGTTTCGTGAAATCTTGTAATTATAATTCGTCCTGGTCATAGCTCCAGAGAAACTAATCTCTTTGCCGCATACCGCGCATTTCTCTTTCTCCGTATAACGAAGCATCTTCTGTTCACTCGGACTCAGTTTCGTCACGGTACCGCTAAATGGTTTAGGAGTGCAAGGGACGCTCCGTTTCTTCCGGCTCAGCCGGCTTACTTGCTTTGGTCGCTTTCCGCTTGATATCATGCAGGAAGAGATAGTTGTTAACCTTACTTTCGCTGATACCGTAGTGATCCGCTATGTACTTCCGATCTCTGTTCTCTTCGACATACATTTTGCGGACATCTGCTTCAACCATATTCTCAGGAGTCTTCACACGCTTATTCTGTTTCGGTGCCGGATACTTGTCCTGCGATTTATCAGGTGACTCGATCTTCTTTGCTTCATCCTGTAGGACAACTTTCAGTTTCTCTTCTACTACATCTACAATATTAACTGACTGCTCCATCTCCTGGACTGCCTTTTCAAACACCAGATTAGCGGTTGCCGGTTTACGGATTCCGAGAAGCTTCTCCAGCTTGATCACATTCTCAGATAAAAATTGATTTAAGGTGCTTCGAACTGAATTGTAAAGCCTGCGGTATTGTTCTGCACTTAACCTTTGATCCAAAGGATAATCATCAAGAACAGTATCTTGCAAGCTCATAAAGCTAATAGAATACCATGCCATTTCATCCGTTAAATCTTTGAGTAAATTTTCTAATTCTTCGACGCTTTTCTTTATTGATTTGATTTTTTCAACCTCAGCAATTCTCTGTTCTGCATGCTCTAATAATTCCTTACTGTTCATCCTCTTCCTCCCAATCTCCGCTTTCAACAATAGCTTCGTTATCTTCAATTTTACTTCTAATAATCTTGCATCCTGTAACTCCCTGAACTAGCTGATCTAATGTCTCCAGAAATACTTCATCAAGGACTATTCCGTCCTCTATATGTACTACATAATTTAACTCCTGCATCCTCTAACTCCCTTCCAGCAGTCACAGACTGCATAATCATCCATCATGGTTCCGTAGTACTCAGACTTTTTATTTCTACACCGGATGTCCATCATATCCTCGTATTGCTTGGTACGACAGTTCATGCATCGCTTGTCCGGTTTCTTTGGCTGCTCTGGCTTGTCTGCTTTTACTTGCGCCTCAACCTTATCATGCAGTATGTAGCAGATTATCATAAGTACGATGCAGATTATTATGAATACGAATAATATTGACCAGTTCATTCAGATTTACCACCTTTCCGCAGACTGCTTTCGCATTCAAATTTACTTTGCAATCTGCAAAACATACACATCGTTCCTCTGGTGAGCGCATAGCATCTATTGGTTATTGCTCTCATATCGCAGTGCAATCGCTCTATCTCAGCACTCCGTTCCTCTTCAAGTTGCTTGATGCGTTTCTTTAATACTTCATTTTCAACTCTGGCTTCCGACTCTAAGCCTTTTCTGAAATCGTCCATGTTCATTGTTGTTATTTCCCTTCTTGTAAAATAAAAACAAACGTTCTATCTATTATTTCCCCTCTCTTAGATGTAAAATATATCCAACGTGGCAAGTAAGGTGGGTAGAAAGGCGGTTCACCATGGAGGATGTATATTACATCGTTGCTGCTGTAGTATTGGTAGCAAAATTTCTTTACTCTGTTTACAGAGATAAGAAATCTATCAAATAATTAATTAGTTGTTCCACTTCCGCTACCCATGGTTGAAGTACAAAAAATCTTACAACTATTTCTCACATCAGCTTAAGGCTCACCTTCACGCCGTATGGATTCTGTGGGGAACGGAAGTTATTGCGTTAGACTTTATCTCCCTTCTTGGTAAATCAACTTACCATCCCAAAATACAATACCCTGGTGTTAATCCAAACTCAGGACAATCCTTGAAGACATACTTAATTATTCTTGTGACTCCATCACCAGTGAAGTATTCACCTGTCCATTCTTCCAGAACAGCGGTGTCACCTACTTGGAAGTCTCTGTCGTTTAGCCTTAATTCAAAATTCTTTTTCCGTTCTTTTACTTCTCCGAAATAAGGCTGTAAGGTTTTTAATCTGTGAACCATATACTTTCCTCCAATCTCATATTGATATTCCCAAACAAATGTTCTACAATTACATTACTAATTTCTGCGAGGTGATACTATGCCATTCCTACAACCCGACCACCGTCCATCTATCAAACATCCTGCTGGGCATCCGGTGGAAGTCATTGCATCCCATAAAGCATCCAGAGAACTTAAGCCACTCTATTTCCGCATCGAAGATGATCGGCAGGAGAGGTTTACCTTTATGCTGTCAAAAGCTTTTCTCCGGAAGGAAGAAAACTACATCATGACCTTTGAGTGTTCTTATGATGCCTACGGTATCCGGAATAGCATAGTATTGATCTTTGATGTTACTCGGAAGATTTGGACGGTTGGCTGAGTAATTCCGGATTCTCGTGGATATTGCCGATAACCTCTGAAAATGAAAAGGATTCATTGAGTTCGCATTGTGTTTCAGCGGTTTTAACATCTACGTGCCAACCGTTATAAACATTATCGCTATGCAATCCAAACCTAACCTCTCCATGAATATCATAAAATTCTAAGATATCCCCCTCATAAATCTCTTTACCGTTCTTATCATGGAGTCCGGTGTATTGACCTACAGTTTCCGGAATGACTTCTATCATGTTTGGCTCATTATTAGTGGTACCCCACAAGATGTATCTGCGCTCCCAACTTCCGAATAGATATCCATATACCCGTTCTTTTGTATCTATACGTCGACCTCGATAACTAATTTCTCTCTGCATTCTTATCCTCCAATCTACACTTCTCTTTGGCATACAGCACCGGATCCTTTCTATTGGTGACTGTTCCATCCACTATGGCGACCGGAAGAATTCTAAATGACACATTCCCTGTTCGAGTCGGAAGATAACGGAAGTCACAACATACGGTTACTCTGGGTACGACTGGTTTATTTTTCATTGATATGTACCTCCTTCTTATTTCTGTCCCAGCATCGGGAGTGTACGGAGATGTACCCACCTCGACTGGTTTTACTTGATTGGAATTCTTGGTTTTCCGCTTCGGAATCCGTGATATGTTCGAAGCAGATTTTACAGAGGGAACCTTTGGCTTTATTGATAAGCTGCTTATTATATTCCATATCAGGATCCCTTCTTCTGAAAGTATTTCAGATAGTCAACCAAGGCTGATTTATTAGTTGAACAATCATAAAATGTTCTGGACTCATCCTCTGTAAATACA